TTTTGGCCGTCATTCTCTCAAAAATCTGTAATCAGTGAGAGGGAGTGGGACGGTCTTTTAATATCTGAAAAAGTAGATTTTAAAGGCAAGTTATTCGTTGGTGTTAAATACGGGAATGATGGAACTAACGTAAGCATGAGTATTGCGGTTAGGACTAATGATGAACGTATTTTCATTGAAACCATTGATTGTCAAAGTTTAAGAAACGGGAATATGTGGTTAATTAACTTCTTGAAAAACGCTGATGTAGCAACCATTGTTGTGGACGGTGCAAGCGGTCAGAAAATGTTAGAAGAGGAGTTAAAAGACTACAAAATAAGAAATATTATCTTGCCAACTGTTAAGGAGATAATCACAGCTAATTCAGTTTTTGAACAAGGAATTTTCCAAAAGACTATTTGTCATAATAGTCAACCATCGTTAAGGAAAGTTGCTACTAACTGTGAGAAGCGTAGCATCGGGACTAATGGCGGATTTGGATATAAGTCACAGTTTGATGATATGGATATTTCGTTATTGGATAGTGCATTACTTGCACACTGGGCTTGTCATTCTATCAAGCCTAAGAAAAAACAAAGGATAAGCTATTAATTAGCTTAAATTACCGAACGGACGGGAAATCCGGATATAAGGAGATATTAAAATGACAGAATTTAAAGTAATTGAAACACAAGAACAATTAGACGCAATTATCAAAACACGATTAGATCGTGAGAAAGCTAAGTACTCTGATTACGACACATTATCAGAAAAAATTAAAAAATTAGAGACGGAAAATACAAGCTTGAAACAAACTATTACAGACAAAGAAACAAGTGAAAACACAACAGCTAGCAGAATTGCCGACCTTGAAAAAGATGTGACTACTTGGAAACAAAAGTCACTTAAGCAACAAATCGCTATGAGAAAGGGACTACCTTTTGACTTGGCAGAGAGATTGCAAGGTGATAGTGAGGAAAGCTTGAATGAAGATGCTGAACGTCTAGCATCGTTAGTTAATGTTAAAAGTTATACACAGCCGTTAGCAGATAAAGAACCTAGTTTTGAATCGAAAGGTACAGATGCTGCATGGCGTGAAGTTGTTAAAAATTTAAAATAAAAGGAGAATAAAACATGACAGAATCAACAGCAATGAAACAAGGGACTTCGTTTAGTCCAGAATTAGTAACAGAAATTATGAGTAAGGTGCAAGGACGTTCAACTCTTGCAAAATTAGCAAATCAACAACCTATTCCATTTAATGGAACTGAACAATTTATTTTCAATTTAGAAGGTAATGCACAAATCGTAGGAGAAGGTGGACTTAAAGGAGCTGGAAAAGCGGTAATGGCTTCTAAAGTAATTAAGCCTTTAAAATTCGTATATCAAGCACGTATTACAGATGAATTTAAATATGCTTCTGATGAGAAAAAATTAAACTTCTTAAAACATTATGCCGATGGATTTGCTAAGAAAATCGCTGAAGCGTTTGATATCGCAGCTATTCATGGTTTAGAACCAAAATCTTTAGAAGATGCAAGTTTTAAAGATACTAACTCATTTGACGGATTAGTAACTGGAAATGTTGTGACTTACAACGCTACAAAAGTTGACGACAATATCGATGATGCTGTTCAAGCTATTGTTACGACTGACAATGAAGTAACAGGAATTGTAATGTCTACAGTTGCTGGACAGGCTATGTCTAAGATTAAGGTCAATAATGTAGTGCAATATCCGGAATTTAGATTCGGACAACGTCCAAATAACTTCTTTGGTATGGATTTAGATATTAACAAGACGTTAACTGCTCAAGGTGGAAAAGGTAAGAAAAATCATGCTATCGTTGGAGATTTCCAAAATAGATTCAAATGGGGTTATGCCGAGAACATTCCTATGGAAATTATCGAATACGGAGATCCAGACGGAACAGGACGAGATTTAAAAGCATACAATGAAATCTTATTACGTACTGAGGCATTCATTGGATGGGGAATTCTTGATGAAAAAGCATTCGCACGTGTAGAAGAAGCATAGGAGGTATTCTATGAATAAGTATAGACACAAAGAAACTGGAGTAGAAATCATAATCGAAAGTGAGATTGCTGGAGATTGGGAGCTTGTAGAAGAAGTTAAAACTCCAACTAAAAAAACTAAGTCAGAGGAATCTGACGAAGAATAGAGGTGTAACATGACTACACTTGAACCATTTGCTACTGTTGAAGATTTAGACACTTTATGGAGAAGTGTTGAAAGTCATGAAATAGGACGTTCTGAGGAGCTGTTAAAAACAGTTTCTCACGTCTTAAGAGTTGAAGCTAAGAAAGTTAATAAAGATTTAGATTTACTAGTTAAAGAGGATGAAAGTTATTCTTATTTAGTAAAATCAGTCGTTGTTGATATTGTGGCGAGAACACTCATGACTTCAACAAATCAAGAGCCGATGACTCAATATGCTGAGTCGGCCCTTGGATATTCTGTTTCGGGTTCGTTTTTAGTACCTGGAGGAGGACTTTTCATAAAAGACAGTGAGTTAAAACGTTTAGGATTTAAGAAACAACGATACGGAGTAATAGATTTCTATGACTATACTTAAGGGGATAGAAATAGTTTTGATAGATAAGATAGAAAACGGGGTTGATGAATTCAACCATCCTATTTTTGTTGATAAAGAAATAGTCGTAAAAAATGTGTTAGTAGCACCTGTAAAAACTGAAGACGTTACAAATATAGTCAATTTAACTGGGAAAAAGGCTGAATACCAGCTAGGAATACCAAAGGGTGATAAAAATACTTGGGAAAATAGAGAAGTTGTATTTTTCGGTAGAAAGTGGCGAACAATAGGTATTCCTCAAGAGGGTATTGAGTCTATGATTCCGTTAAGTTGGAATAGAAAGATTATGGTTGAAAGATATGAGTAAAAAATTCGAATTAAACCGTAATGGAGTAGCGGAACTGATGAAGAGTCCAGCTATGATTGAATTACTGAGAGATAAAGCAAGAGGTATTCAAGAAGCAGCAGGAGACGGATACGAAGTCAGTTCATATGTAGGTAAAAACAGGGCGAACGTGAGTGTTAAGACTAAGACAAAAAAAGCGATTAGAGATAACAACAAAAATAATACTCTACTAAAGGCGATGCGATAATGATAGAACTTATTGTCAAAGAATATTTATCAAAACTACTAGATATACCTATTGTGTTTGAACATCAGAAAAACTTACCTAAACAATTCATCGTTATTCAAAAAACAAGTGGAAAAAGAGAAAACTTTCTAAATTCTTCAACAATAGCAATTCAAAGTTATGGAGCTTCAATGTTTGAAGCTGCTAAATTAAACGAAAAAATAAAAAATCTAATGTACGACTTGGTAACAGTAGCTGAAGTTTCTAAAGTAAGTTTAAATAGTGATTACAACCATACTGATTTAGAAACTAAAGAGTACAGATATCAAGCCGTATTTGATATTCATCATTATTAATAAAAGGAGATAAACAATGGCAGACGTAACAAAAGTAACATCGGCAAAACCTAAGATTGGTGGAGCTATTTATTCTGCACCACTAGGGACAGTACTTCCTACTGATGCAACTACAGACTTAAATGAAGCATTTAAAGCGTTAGGATATATTTCAGAAGATGGATTAACTAACGAAAACACAGCAAGTACAGAGAACATAAAAGCGTGGGGCGGAGATATCGTTGATACTGTTCAGACAGAAAAAACTGATAAATTCACTTACACTTTAATTGAATCATTAAACATTGATGTGTTAAAAGAGATTTACGGAAAAGATAACGTAGAAGGAGATATTGGAACAGGTATTACAATTAAAGCTAATACTAAAGAATTAGTACAACATTCAGTAGTAATTGAAATGGTGCTAAAAGGTGGTATCTTAAAACGTATTGTAATTCCTAACGGTAAAATTGGGGAAGTAGGGGAAATCAAATATACTGACTCTGAAATGGTTGGATTTGAAACTACTTTAAATGCTTTCCCGGATTCAGAAGGAAATACACACTACGAATACATTAAAAAGAAATAAAGATAGGAGATAAGTAGATGAAAAAATTAACAGGTGTCTCTAAGTCGGGATTTGCTTATTCGATTTTAGAGAAAAATGTAAGAAACTATGAATTAGTAGAAGCGTTAGGGGAATTAGAAACTAACCCTCTTGCTTTACCTCGTGTAATGAATCTTTTATTAAAAAGTATCATTTAGTTGGGATATTATTATTCCAACTAGTAAGCATTTAATGATTTTTTGGATGAAAATTTAAAATTAGTGAGAGTTCCGATTATCTAACAATCACTAGTTTTATACTCTTGTTTTTAAAGTAACAGACTAATCGAGAAAGAGAAAAGTTTAAGGTTTTGCTATCTCTTTTATTGATTTTGTGATATAATTAACACGTAAAAAAAAAGAAGGAGTCATATCTAATGGCAAAATTGACTGTTAAAGACGTTGACTTGAAAGGGAAAAAAGTTCTCGTTCG